GACACCGACGCCACAGAGGCCCCGGCGCCCACCATCGCCTACACGCGCGGCGATTTCATCGCCGGTGATGTGATCTTCGGCGCGGGCCACACCGCCGAGTCCGTGCGCGCGGGCCTGCGCAGCAAGGGCATCTTCCTCATCGACCAGGTTCCGGTCTGAGGCCATTCATCCATCCATTCATTGCATAGGAGCCTTGAACCATGCCTGATATTTTCAGCACTGACAGCCTCGTGGCGGTCGTGGAAGATCTGCGTGTGCCCAATCTGGGCCTTGCGGGACGCTACTTCACCAACGTCCAGCAGGACGAAAGTGAAGAGATCCACTTCGACATCGAGAACAAGCCGCGCCGTATGGCGCCTCTGGTGAGTCCGCTTGTGGCCGGCCAGTTGGTGGCGAGCCGGGGCTTTCGCACCGACACCTTCAAGCCCGCCTACATCAAGGACAAGCGCGTGTTCCATCCTGGCCGGTCGGTCAAGCGCGTCATGGGCGAGAAGATCGGCGGCGGAGAACTCAGCCCCGAGCAGCGCATCGAGATCCTTGTCGCACAGGATCTTCAGGATCAGATTGAAGGGGTTGAGCGCCGCCTCGAATGGATGGCTGCCCAGATCCTCTACAACGGCAAAGTCACAGTGGAAGCGCCCCAGTACCCGAAGGTGGTCGTGGATTTTGGGCGCCATTCCGACCTCACCATCAGCCTGCAAGCCGACAAGCGCTGGGGCGAGTCCGGTGTGAAGCCACTCGACGATCTCCAGGACTGGTCGGATGCCATGGTCAAGCGCACCGGGGCAGGCATCGCGGACGTCACCATGACGGTTGACGCATGGAAAGTGTTCCGCTCCGACCCCGACGTGAAGGAGCGGCTGGATCGCTATCGCGGCAGCAGCACCTTGCAGCAGGATGCGCACAACCGCGAGGGCCTGGTGTTCCAAGGCGTGGTGGATGGCTTCAACATCTATACCTACAGCGGCTGGGGCATCGAGTCGGGCGACACCGAGGCTCAGCAGGCCGCGTTGCTGCCGCCCTTCACCGTGCTGTGCACCGCCGCACCCGCGCTGGTCGAGGGCACGCGGCATTTTGGTGCCATTCTTGACCACGACGCGCTCCAGGCCATGCCGTACTTCCCCAAGAGCTGGCCGGAACAAGATCCCAGCATGCGCTACCTGCTGTTGCAGTCTGCCCCGCTGCTGGTGCCGTACCGTGTGAATGCCACCATGCGCGTGAAGGTGCGCTGAATCCCATGCTCGACCTGGGAGACGACATGCGCACCGTGTTCTACGGGGGCGACTTCGCCGCAACCTTCAGGCGCCACCGCCGCGCAACAGCGCCGAAGGAGGTGGTGGGCATCCTGGGCATTGCGGACGAAGACGCACTGGACGGCAAGGCCCTGGCCGTCGCGCGCACGCTGCGCATGCCTTCCGGCTGCGACGTGGGTGCAGACGATGTGCTGGAGGTCGTAACCGGCATGCCCAGCCTGGGCGTCCCCGAAGGGGCGCGCTTCAGGGTGCTTGATAAGCCTGCACGGGTGAACGACGGTGCTGAAATGGAGGCGCCGCTCGGCAGCGTACCCGCATGAGTACATCCGCAGACAAGCTGCCCGGCGGCGCTCCCTATGCGATTGGCGCGACCTTCTTCCGGCTGCTGACCGAGGCGCCCGAACTGGACGGCGCCCGCCTGCTCGACAACCCTGTGCGCACCAGTGACCTGAAGGACGGCGAGCGTGTCATCTTCATCGAAGACCAGGCGGATCAACCTAAAGGCGCCCCGGCCCAGCGTCAGTACCGCGCCTACAGCTTCTCGCTCGGCGTCATCAACCGCAGCCTCGCACCGCGCCCAGCCGCTCACCAGGACTACCGCGCCGCCAAGCGCATCTTGCGCGATGCCGGCATGCGGGCAGTCACGCAGGCTGGCGTGGAAGTGGCGAACTCCGGCCTGACCGAGGGCGAGGTGCGCTACCAGCTGGAAAACATCGACGTGGGAGGCAGCCTCGTGCTGGGCCTGTTCACGCTCGAATACCGCGATCCGAACTGAACCCAGAGCGGATCGATCACTACACCCCCAAGGCCCGCCCCGTGCGGGTTTTCTTGTTTCTGAAAGGACGCGGTCATGACTACTACCGCTCGCGCAATCCTGGCCGGTGGCCTGGTTACCCTCAGCATCTGGGACAGCGTCGCCCAGGCTTATGGCGGCTTTGGCGAGGAGCTGGACGCCGACAAGTTCGAGATCAAGCCGAGCTTCGAGGACAAGACCAGCGAATCCCGCTCCCATCGGGACTATGGCCAAGCGCGCGCCTCTGTCGTGCTGCCCAAGCCCACCGAAATTTCCATCGACCTCTCTGCTGCGAGCGTGCAGGCCCTGTCCATGCAGTTCCAGGGCATCGTGACGGCGCTCACGCAGGGCAGCGGCAACCAGCCTGCCACGGACTTCGCGGTGACCAAACTCGGCGTGTGGCTCCCTCTGGGCAAGCGCAATATCAGCGAAAGCGGCCTTGTGCTGACCGATAGCGGTGCGACCGAGGACTACACCCTTGGAACCCACTTCCGTATCAACTGGCTGCGTGGCGAGATCATGTTCATCCCTGATGCGCCGAACGGCCCGAGCAAGGATGACGTGATCAAGGTCGCCATGTCGTGGGGGGCCGTGGACGGCAAGAAGATCCTGGGCGGCCGCGTCTCCCAGGTCCGCTGCCAGGCGCGCTTCGACGGCAAGAACTTGGTCGATGGCTCGCCCATCGAGGTGGACGTGTGGGAGTGCGTGCTCGGTTCCGGTAACGGCTTTGACTTCCTCGCGCCGGATTTTTCGCCCATCTCCCTCAGCGGAAAGATCGTGACGCCACCCGGCAAGGACCAAGGCTACGAAGTCAACCTGCCGGCTGCATCCGGCTGACGCCCCGCGCGTCCAGGCGTCTGGACGGCATCCCCCTAGCGAGGCCGCGCTGCCAGCCCAAAGAACAGGCCCAGCGCGGCCATCCCTACACCCCACGGAAACAACGGGAGTAGGGCCCCGGTGCCCAGCAGCACCGCCACCAGCGGCAGCAAGCACAGCGCAACGCCCAACTGCATGAGCGCTGTAGCCAGTTTGACCATTTCAACCCCCTTTCCGCATTCAGGCATATGGCAGATCCGAAGATCAAGTATGACATCGAGGCCGCCGTCACCGGCGACGCATCGGTGCAGTCGCTTGAGAAGCACCTGCGCGATCTTGGCGATACGCTCGACGGTGATTTGCGCAAGAACGCCCTTGGTGCGGCTGACGCAATCCAGGTCCTGGGAGCAAAACAGGGCGCCGTAGAGGGCTTTCGCGCCATCAAGAACGAGGCCGATGCCCTCAGCGTCGAATTGCTGGAAGCACAGCATGCTGCGGCGCAGCTTGGCACTCAGCTTGCCCAATCGGCTGAACGAACCCAGGGCTTTGCAGCTGCGGAAGCCCGTGCCAGAGCTGCGCTGGAGGGTTCGCGCTCCAGCCTGGACCAGCAACGCCAAGCACTGCGAGACCTGAACCAGCAAACCATCGGCGCCGCACGATCCACCGATGAGTATCGGCAGCGCAAGGTGCAACTGCAGGAAGATGCCCAGCGCCTGACAGCGCAGATTGCCCAAGAGCGTGCTGCTCTCAAGTCGGCAGAAACCCAGACCAAGTCGGCGCAGCAGGCGCAGAACGCACTCTCCGCCCAGTATGAAGCCAGCACCACGGCGCTGGCTCGCGTGCGCGGTGCCCAGTTGGATGCGAACACCGCCATGGAGGCCGGGCGTGAACGTTTGCGCGCGGCAGGCATAGATGCCGCGAACCTGGCTCAGGCGGAACGCAACCTGGCTGGCGCCCTGGATGCCGCGCGTGCCGAGGCCCTGCAGATTCTCCCGGCCTACGCCAAACTCACGCAGGCCACTCAACAGGCGGGCGTTGCGCAGGAGAAGACGAACAAGACATTCCGCGAAGGAATGAACTCGATCAGCACGCAGCTGCAGAACATCCAGAATATCGCTACCCTGGCCCTGGGTGGCGGTTTTGCGGCAGGCCTGCTGCGCGATGTCACGGATACTGCCGATGCGTTCCTCAACCTTTCCGGGCGCGTGAAGCTCGCCACGGGGGAGGGCGAAGGGTTCGAGCGTGCATTCGCGGGCATCAAACGTGTTGCCGTCGAGACGCACAGCGCTCTGGAGGGGACCGGGACGCTGTTCACCCGTATCTCTCAGGCTGGCAAGGAATTCAACCTTACGCAGTCCGACGCGCTTGCGCTCACGAAGTCCATCAACCAGGCGGTGCAGCTTTCAGGCGGCAGTGCAGCTTCGGCCGATGCCGCCATCACACAGTTGATTCAGGGCCTGCAGTCCGGCGTGCTGCGCGGCGAAGAATTCAACAGCGTGATGGAGCAGGCGCCACGCCTTGCGCAGGCCCTGGCTGCTGGCCTGGGCGTCACCACGGGCGAGTTGCGCAAGATGGCCAATGAAGGCCAGTTGACAACAAAGGTCGTCATCAACGCGCTGCAGAACCAGCGCGCCACCCTGGAGGCTGAGTTCAGCCAGTTGCCCGCCACGGTGGGCCGTGCATTGACCAATTTGCAGACGCAATGGATGCTGTTCGTCGGCGAGATGGACAAGAGCAGCAACGTGACCGGCTATGTCGCCAACGGCATCAACGCGCTTGCCGGGAACCTCGACACGCTTGCGCGCGTTGCCGCGGTTGCGGGTGCAGCCCTCACCGCAAGCCTTGCGGTGCAAGGCGCTGCAGCGCTGCGGGCCTACGCTGCCGAAGCGGCCCTCGCGGCGGGGTCCACCAACTTGCTCGCGGCCAGCATCGCCAAGGTGCCGCGCACGATCAATATCGCTGTTGCCGTGACTGGCTTCGAGGTCGGTTACCAGATCGGGGAGATGCTGCGCGAGAACTCTACCCTGGCGCGGCAGTTCGGCGTGCTGCTCGTCGGGTACTTCGAGACAGTTGTCAGCAGCCTGCGCCTGGCAAAGGAAGCGGCAGCGGCCGTGTTCACCAGCGATACCGTCGATGCCGCTTACCAGCGGTTCGAAGAGCGCAACGCCAAGGTCCGGGCGCAGATCCAGGAAATGATGCGCGATGCCGAGCGGGCCCCTGCCAAGGTCGGCGCTGCGGCAGATGCCGCTGGCGCGCAGCTCGGTGCAGTCGCTGCGGCGGCCGGCGCGGCGGGCGCCTCCATGCAGCAGGCGGGTGCCGCGGGCGCTGTTGCGCTTGGCGCGGCAGCGAAGGAGGCGGGCAGCGTCCTGCCGCTGCTGCAGGAAATCATCAAGATCACGCAGGAGCCTTCCCCGAAGGCGGGTCTGCTGAGAGGGCTTGCCGCGCAGATCGAGGAGGCCAAGAAGAAGGGGGCGGATCTTGAAAAGATCCTGCGCCAGGAGTTGCCCGAAGCCATCGGCAAGCTCAGCGGCGAAGAGCTTGCACGCTTCCGCCAGGAGTTCATTTTTGCGATGAACCAGGCCGGCATGAAAGGCAAGGAACTGGAGCATGGCCTTGAGCTGATCGCCCTCAAGGCGGCACAAAGCCTCGGCGTCGATGTCGTCATGTCTGCCAGCAAGGTCGGTGAGGCATTCAGGCGTGCCGATGCCGACATGCGCGTTCTGATCCAGTCTTTGCCGTCGTTGAAGGCGGCAGGCGTCGATACAGGCAATGTCGTCGCCCAAGCGCTGTCGAAAATGCTTGATGGTGCGAAGAACCAGGCTGAAATCGATGCAGTCATTGCGCGCATCAACGTCCTGCGCAAGGAACTCGGAACGAAGATGGCCGACAGCCTCCTCGACCAGGCCAAGGTAAAAGCGCAGGAGCTTGCGGCTGCACTTGACGCCGCGAAGCCCGGAATCAACTCGGTTCGTGAAGCGCTGGTGCAGCTCGGCGTGAAGCCGCAGGCCGAGCTTGCATCGTTGGCCCAAAAGGCAAAACAGGCGTTTGAAGTCATTCGTGCGAGCGGTACGGCGTCTCCGCGTGAAATTCATGAGGCATGGCGGGCGATGGCTGAAGCGGCCATCGCGGCGAACAATGGCGTGGCCAGTGCAACCATCAGTGCACAAGCCGCATCCCATGGCTTCAGGGTGGAGGTCGATGGCGCCGGCAAGGCGGTCATCAAGAGCATGGGGGAGTCGGCGCAATCCGTGCGGCATCTGCGCATGGAAATGGAAGAGGCGAGCGGCGCTGCAAAAGGTGTCGGTGACGCGGCAAAGGATGCAGGCAGGGACACTGAAAAAGCGACGGAACAAGCAACCCAGTCCGCGGACTCTCTTGTAGCTATGTGGTTCACGGCGGAAAACGCTGCGAGCAAATATGCCCAGGCAGTGAACCGCGCCATGTGGGAGGCGGTGCATTACGCGCCCCAGACGGAGGCGGGCTTTGCCGCGATGTCCGCCCAGGCCAACAGGATGATCGATGCGCTTGAAGCCATTGACGCTGCGCAACAGCAGTTGGAACGCTCCTCTCGGAGCAGCGACCGCGCGCTCGAAGACATGCGCCTGCGCTTGCTTGAGCTCGACGGTACCGAAGAGGAGATTGCCGCCGCTCGCATGCAGCGCGAACGCGCCCAGGTTGAGGTGGAGCTGCAGCGCTTGCAGTTGGAGCTTGAGCGCGCCCGGCTCTGGAAAGACACAGTGAAGCTCGACGAGCTGGAACATGAAATCAGCAAGCAGCGTGAGTTGCTGAGCCTCTTGGGGCAGGTCGAAGAAAAGGAGCGCATGCAGCGCAAGAAGCGAGCCGACGATCGCGCCAAAGAAGAGGCAGATCGGGAGAGGGAAACCGCAAGTGGTTCACGCCCCGCTGGAGGCGCATCCAGTGCGGGCGCGGGATCTGCAGGACAGGAAAGTGGCCAGCCTGCGCGCGGGCAAGTCCGTAACGTGCGCATCCGTCTCAGCCTGGACGGGGGGGCGGAGGAAACCATTGCAACCGATGACGATGGCGCCGCCGCGATGGAACGCTTCATGCGCGAGCTTGAAACATCGAAACGGAAAACAGGGCGCTGAATGGACAACGTCATCACGCTGACTCGCCTGGACACGGGCGAGAGCATTGTCCTGCCTTCAGATTTGATCTGGTCGGATGAGTTCACATGGGTCCCGGTGGTGCAGTCCGTAGAGCGAACCATCACGGGTGCACGCGTTGTTGACGCGGCGCTCCTCATAGGCGGTAGGCCCATCACGCTTGAGGGGGAGGGCATCACGGCCTACATCACTCGCGGCGACTTTCGGGTGCTGCACGCCTGGGTGAGCGTTCCGAATCTATCCCTCGCGCTTTTGCTGCATGGCGAGGTACGCAACGTGCGGTTTGTCCGAGGCGGCGAGGGCGATGCAAAAGGGCTCTCTGCAGAGCCCGTCATCAACTATTCCGACAAGGTTGATGGCGACTACTACAGCAGTCTTGTGCTGCGGTTCACGGAAGAATGACATGCCAATCCAATCCGGCGACATCAAGTTTTTGGCCTCCAAGGTAATGGATGACGTGCCCGAGGGCGGCGGCGGCCCCACCGGCACCGTCATCCCCGATGGCGCGAGCAACGCCATGTTCGAGGACGTCACCGAGGTAGACCGCGCAGGCGGCGCGGCGCACATCCGCCAGGTGCACCTGGCCGTGCAGACCCCAGACACCGAGCGCTTTATGGGTGCGAACCTGATCGTCTCGCGCCTGCCCAACGACGACAACGTGAGCGTCACCCTGGCCGCGTGCAGCACCTTCGCGCGCCGCACCGAGATCGCCAACGCCATCGAGAACTACCTCATCAAGGGCCCGGAGTGGGGCGGCTACCTGCTGGAAAACCACGTGGCCGGGCAGCGCAGCATCCAACTGCTGCAGCGCCCCGGCGCGGCCACGCCGCCCATCGGCCGCACCCTGGCCCTGGTGTACCAGGAGGGCCTGGCGGGCGAGGTGCTGCAGTACGTGCGCATCACCCGCGTCACCACGGTGGACCGCACGTTCTCCTACCAGAGCAGCGGCAGCTACGTGGACTACCAGGCCACCATCGTCACCTGCGACTTGTCCGACGCGCTGCGCTACGCCTTCCCGGGCAGCCCGCCCGACCGCCTCTACGCGCGCGCCGCCGGCAAAACCGTGGTGCGCGACACCACGGTCGCCGACGCCGCCACCTACTACGGCGCCGTGCCCCTGGCCGCGCCTGCCGCGCTGGGCGACATGTCGGCCAAGGTGCTGGGCATCTACAGCCAGCTCGTGCCCAGCTCCCGCACGGAAACCGCCGCCATCGACCAGAAGCCCGCCGCCCAGCGCGCGCTGGTGCTGGCCACCGCGCCGCGGCGGATCGAAGTCGGCGTCACGCCCCACAGCCTGCGCATCCGCGTCGGCCAGGAAAACCGTGGCTTCTCCTGGGTGCAGATCCTCAAGCCGCTTCCCGCGCCCAGCACCATCGTCGTCAGCTACCGCGCGCTGGGCAACTGGTACACCCTGCAGGACAACGGGGCGGGCGAATTCACCGGCAGCGGCACCGGCACGGTGGACTACGCCACGGGCAGTCTCTCCATCACCCTGCCCAGCATGCCGGATGCCGACAGCTCCATCATCATCAACTGGGGCGAGTCCACCGCGTACACCAGCCGCGGCGGCAGCGTGGGCTTTCGGATGCCGGAGTTCGCCTGGCAACTGCCCCATGCGCCGCTCAAGCCCGGGTCCGTGTCCATCAGCTGGATGTCCGGCGGCGTGCTGCGCACCGTCACCGACAACGGCAGCGGCCAGCTCTCCGGCACCGGCGGCGCCGGAGAAATCTCCTATGCCACCGGCCACATCTTCCTGCGCCCAGTGCACATGATCGACGCCGGGGGCGAGTTCGCCACCACCTACACCTATACCAACACCATCACCCAGAGCTTCGAGGGTGTCACGCCCGACGCCGGCGGCTTCGCCACCCTGGCCCTGGCCGAAACCCCGGCGCCGCGCAGCCTCACCGCGCGCTGGATCACCACGCGCACCGTCAGCGCCAGCAGCGGCAGCACCGAGGTGGTCACGCAGGGCAAGACCGAGGCCGGTGTCACGGCGCGCCAGTCCATCATCAGCCAGACGCCGGGCACCGGCTACAAGCTCGCCGCCAACGGCGTCGTGGGCCCCTACGACTTCCCGCCGGGCGCGGTGCTGGAGATGAAGCTCAGCGTGCCCGCGGCCCAGGCCCATGCCGCGCACGCCTGGGAGGTGTTCGAGGTGCGCAACGCGGCGGGCTACCAGATCGACCTGGCCGAAGGCGTCAGCAGCGCCACCAGCGGCAGCGTCACGCCCGGCCAGGAGGCCGACGCAGCCACCTGGTTCGGCAAGTTCGCCCTCACCCTGGCGGCGGCCAGCCAGTACCGCACCGTCACCGTGCGCGTCAAGAACGCGGCCGACGCCATCGTCGCCTCGCAAACCCTCGCCATCGAGCCGCGCAGCGTGGTCAAGAGCACGTCCATGCCGCCGCCGGCCGACGTCGTGCGCGACCCGGCGGGCGTGTGCATCGCCGTGCCCGGCATGCGCAACGGCGGTACGCACCACGCCAGCGGCGACATCGTGCGCGTGGCCTGCCCGCCGCTGTACGACGCCACCCTCGGCTACTGCTACGACCCGCCTGCCAGCGGCGGCGCGGGCCAGGTCTGGAGCGCCGCGGAGCTGCTCGCCAAGCTCAAGACCATGACCAGCGAACGCGGCGTATCCACGGAATACAGCCTTTGGGCTTGAGGAGATAACACCATGGCAGGAGTAGAAGCGGGCAGCATGCAGCCCACGGGCCCGGATTGGCCGGTGCGCCCCCCGTACCCGTTACCGTACGACCCCCTGACGCCCGTGGCGCCAGAGCCCAGCTTGCCCGCGGAGCCTGTCACGCCGCCGCAGGTGCCGGACGTGGTCGAGCAGCCGCCCGTGACCATCGAGGAGCGCCCCCGGGTGGTGCGCTCCAAGCTGGTCAGCGGCAGCACCAAAACGGAAACCGTCTACCGCACGACCAAGGTGCAGGAAGTCACCGTGCACGAAGTCACCGACAACGGCACGGGCGGCATGGGCCAGCACGGCACGGTGAACTACGCCGGCAAGAGCCTCAACCTGCGCCTGGTCGTCGGCGGCAGCACCACCGATGGCTATAAGAGCGACCACGAAGACAGCGCCACGTTCGACGCCGGGCCCAATGCCAGCAGCGGCACGGCCGCCAGCAACGAAGCCATCAAGGGTGGCGAGTACCTGGACAGCGTCCTGAGTGAATCCGTGCTGGCGCAAAGCACCGTCACCGTGGCCTATGCCAAGGACTTCGCGGGCGAGATCACCAACACCAGCGGCTACAAGCCGCCCCAGGTCACCATCGACCTGTGCCCCTACACCACCGACTACGTGGTGCCTGGCAGCGTGCGCTTCACCTGGATGGGCCACGTCTTCGAGGACTACGGCGGCATCCTCATCCGCGACCGCACCGCCAGCCATCCCGGCTATGCGGCCGGCCAGATGAACTACACCACGGGCATCGCCACGGTGACCGACTACGTCGTCAGCGGCCCGGCCACCGCCTTCACGCTCGACAGCCTGTGGACCATCCGCCAGAACTGGAACACGGCCAGCATCTTCCTGCGCACGCAGGCCGCGCCGCTCAAGCCCAGCGGCTTCGTCATGCAGCTCGCGGACGCGCAGGGCAACCAGCTCACCGCCATGGCCGGCATCGACGGCGCGATCACGGGCACGCACCTGCGCGGGCGCATCGACTACCTCACGGGCGAGGCCGAGCTGCAGTTCGGCGACTACCTGCTCGACAGCAGCCTGACCGATGCCCAGAAGGCCGAGTGGTGGTACAGCGCCGAGGATGTGGGCGCCGTGGAGCCCGGCAAGATCTGGCGCCCCTGGCCGGTGGACCCGACCACGCTGCGCTACAACAGCGTGGCCTACTTCTACCTGCCGATCGACGCCGATCTGCTGGGCCTCGACCCCGTGCGCCTGCCGCAGGACGGGCGCGTGCCCATCTTCCGCGCCGGCAGCTACGTGGTCGTGGGCCACACGGGCGAAACGCCCCCCGCCGTGGCCAGCAACGGCATCACCGTCAACTGCGCCCGCACGCGCCTCTCGCGCGTGCGCGTCGTGGGTGGCGATGGCAAGACCATCCGCACCGGCTACACCGCCGACCTGGATGCGGGCACCGTCACGTACACCGACACCACGGGCTACGTCCAGCCCGTGCACGTGCAGCACCGGGTCGAAGACCTGGTGCGCGTGGCCGACGTGCAGATCGACGGCACGCTCAAGTTCACGCGCCAGCTCACGCACGACTTCCCGGCTGGAACCGTCGTGAGCAGCGCCCTGATGGCTGGCCAGCTGCGCGCCCGCGTGTCGCACCTGTTCGACCAGCAGACCTGGGACGGCAGCTACCAGGACGCCCCCGTGGGCCCCACGGCCACGGCCAGCTACAACGACACCGCCGCGCCCCTGGTCGTCACGAACGCGGGCGCGGTCACCGAGCGCTGGGCCTTGCGCTTCACCAGCACCACCACGTTCGACTGCATCGGCGAGCACGTCGGGAACATCGGCAGCGGCTCCATCAACGCCGACTTCTCGCCCGTCAACCCCGTGAGCGGCCAGCCGTATTTCACGATCCGCGCGCTGGGTTGGGGGACGGGTTGGGCGGCGGCCAACGTGCTGCGCATCAACACCGTAGGCGCCATGGCCAGCTTCGCCGTCATCCGCACCGTGCAGGCCGGACCCGAGGCGGGCATCAACTACGAATTCGAGCTGCTGGCCCGGGGCGATGTCGATCGCCCCGCAGCCTGAGGAATACCTGAGAGGAGATACCTATGGCACTGAGTACCGATGTGAAATGGATCACGAACACGATGCGCGGCGCGCCGGCCGTGAACGGCAACACGCCTGGTTGCCTGATTGCCGCGCTGGACGCGCTGCTGGTCACGGGCTGGGGCGCGACCACGGCGCTCAGCGTCTCGGTCTCCGGGGGCATCGCCACGGCCACGGTCAATGCGGGCAGCAGCTTTGCGGAGCATGCCGTTGTGCTGGTCGACGGTGCGACGCCGGCCTCCCTCAATGGCGAGGCCCGCGTGCTCACGGCAAGTAACACGCAGATCACGTTTGCGACAACAGCGCCGGATGGCGTGGCCACGGGGACGATCACGATCAAGTACGCCCCCGCTGGGTGGGAAAAGCCCTTCGCGGGCGCGAGCAAGGCTGTGTACCGCAGCGCTGACGTGACGGGCGCGCGTTTTTACCTGCGCGTCGATGACAGCAACAATCTGTTTGCCCGCGTGCGCGGATTCGAGGCCATGAGCGACGTGGATACGGGCACGGGGCTCTTCCCGCCGGACGCGCACATGACGGGGGGTGGCTACTGGCACAAAGCCGTTGGCGCGAATGCCACGGCAATCCCGTATTTGCTCGCCGCGGATGCCAAGCTCCTGCTGCAGGCGATATGCCATGGTGTGTCGTCGTCGGCCGCCAACACCATCACGGCCGTGTACGGCTTCGGCGAGGGCTTGCCGATCAACCCGGCAGGCGATGCGTACGCAACGGTGCTGTCAGCGTCCGGCAGCACCGGAAACAACCCAAATTACGGGGCACTCTCGGGCGCCACCGCCGACGGATCGACCCAGGGGGGCGCGTGGTTCGCGCGCGGCTTGCAAGGGCTGGGCGGCGCTGTGTATGCACGCCCCGTGCCCGAGAGCGGCAGCGCCAGCGCGCTCTCGGGCAATGACAGCACATTCGGCTACGGGCCGGGCCGGGTCGACGGCGCGGTAAAAATGGCGCGCATGCTGCTCAAGGAGCAAGGCAATCCAGGCGAGTTGCGCAGCGTCGTGCCCGGTTGCTATTTCGTGCCGCAGGCCCTCGACAACAGTTTGTTTGCAACGCCATTTGCCCTGACTGAGGGCGCGGGCGACCTGGCCGGGCGCCGCTTGGCGGCGGTCTTTACGGGGAGCAGCTACAGCGTCCGCAATGGCACGGCATTCGTCGATGTGACGGGGCCTTGGCGCTGAGGGATGCGGCATGAGTACCCCCATCCTCATTGCGTTGCCGCAGCCCGCCAGGTTGCAGGGCCTGCCTGTGGCGCGGTACAGCGGCGCGGTGCCCGCCTCGCGGCCGGGCCGCTTGCTGCAGGACATGCGGCACACAACGCCCACGCTGGGCGTGATCGCGGACCGCGTGATGTTCCGCGCCTCGGCTACATCGCCCGAGGCGCCGTATCAGGGCGGGCGCGTGTGGCTGCTGCGCGCGGCGGACGGCTTTAAATCCTGGGAGGGCTACAGCGACGCCCAGGGCTACTACCGCGCCGAGGGCCTGGAGCTGGGCGTCGCGTACATCGCGGTGGGCATCGACCTGTGGGGCAATCACAAGACCGTGGGCGCCGGGCCTGTGGTCGCGCGGGAGGCTGTGCCATGAGTGCCTACTCTGTAGCCCACCGCGGTGCGCGCAATGCAGCGAGCCTCGCCCTGGCCGATATGGGCGCAGGTCCGTCGATCATCAAGATCTACACAGAGCAGGGCGGTGTGCTGCTTGCGGTATGCCGCCTGGCTAAGCCGTGCGGCACGATCAATGCGCAAGGCCGCATTGCGCTGCAGCCATCGGCGGATCCCGATCTTGTCCTGGCCACGGGCACGCCGTCGTGGGGCGAGTGGTGCGACGGCAACGGCGTGCCAATCTGGGGCGCCGCGGTCACCGATGAGTGGGGCCCGGGGCCGTTCCAGATCAAGGGCACGCCCGAGGGCGGCCCGTTTGTCATCTACGCTGGCGGCGTCGTGCCGCTGAGCGAGAGCGCGCTGCTGGGGTAGTCGTGTGGGTGACGCAAAACTCGTCTTCTCCGCCCCGCAGGACGGCTCTGGCCGCCTGGTGTTCGGTGATGCCGGCGGCGGCGAGGTCATACCGGATGCGCCGCTCGGCATTGACGCGGACTTGCCTGGGCTGGATTACGGCGGGCCGCTGGTGCTGCGCTTCGGTGCCGTGGTGTCGATCGATGCGGATCTCCCGGGCCTGGACGGCGTCGTCGTGCTGGACTGGGACGCCAATGTCTCGCGCCCCACGGTGGTGCAGGCGGGCGTGCGCTACCAGTGCGGCGCGCCCGTGCGTGCAGCCGCGGCGGATGCTTACGCCCGTGCGCTGCCGGTGTCCACGGGCGCCCTGGCGTGCTGGCAGCGTGCCGTGCCGGTGCGGGCCGCGCTGCGCCAGGGCTGGCGCGACAGCCAGCGCATGCAATCCGCTGCCGTTGCCGCGTGGCAGGCGGCGGCGCCGGTGGCCGTGCCCGCGTTGCACCTGGGGTGGCAGTCTGCCCTGCGCCTGCGCGCGGCGGTGCTGCAGCACTGGCAGGACGCGGAGCGCTTGCGTGCCGGGGCCCTGTCTCGCTACCAGGACATGCTGCGCCTGCGCCGCGGCCTGCGCGACGCGTTCCAGCCCGCGCGGCACCTGCGCGCCAGCGTGTCCAGCCGCGAGGGCCGGGGGGCGCCGCTGCGCATCGCGCTGGGCGCGCGCTACGAGCGCGCCTGGGTGCCGCGCCCGGGCATCTACATCCCGCCCGAGCCGCCTGTGCGGCTGCCGTGCTACGACCCGGCCACGCTGGGCCGCCTGGTGTTCGAGGCCCAGAGCGATGGCACGGGGCGCCTGGTTTTTGTCTGCGAGCGTGGCGGTCCGGGGCCGCAGCCGCCGCGTTTTGTCATTCCTGTCCTGGAGATCTACATGAGCACGCACCAGCTCTCTGCCGTGCTGCTGCCCAGCCTGGAGCCCGTGGCGCTGCTCGATGTCGCGATCGACAGCGACGATGGCGGCATGGGTTGGAGCCTGAGCGCCAGCGGGCCCGAGCACCTGCTGGAGCAGCTCGCCCCCGTGGGCGGCCTGCCGGCGCGCATCCGCGTCACGATCGATGGTTTCGACTGGGTGTTTGCCGTGGAGCGCATCGGCCGCACCCGCAGCTTCGGCCGGCACCGCTGCGCCATCCAGGGGCGCAGCGCCACGGCGCTGCTGGGCGAGCCCTACATGCCGCAACAAAGCTGGCTTGGCACCAGCCTGCAGACGGCGCAGCAGTTGGTGGCCGGCGCGCTGGAGTTCGCGGGCACCACGCTGGACTGGGGCATTCCCGACTGGCTGGTGCCCGCCGGCGCGTGGAGCGTCACGGGCACGCCGCTGCAGGCGGCGCTGCGCGTGGCCGACAGCGTGGGCGCCGTGGTGCGCAGCCACCGCACCGACCAGCAGCTTGTGTTCGCGCCGCGCTACCCGGTGCTGCCGTGGGAGTGGGATGCGGCCGTGCCCGACGTGCAGATGCCTGCCGACATCATCACGACAGATGGCCTCGACCCTGATCCGCGCCCGGCCTACAACGCCGTGTACGTCGGCGGCCAGGCCCAGGGCGTGTTGGGCCACGTGCGCCGCGCGGGCACAGCGGGCGATCTGCTGGCGCCCCAGGTGACCGATGCGCTCATCACCGATGTTGCCGCGGCGCGCCAGCGCGGCATCGCGGTGCTGGGCGCGGCCGGCAACAAGCTCGCGCACCGCATGACGCTGCCGTTCCTGACGGGCGGCACCAACCCCGGCCCTGTGCTGCCGGGGTATTTGATCGAGGTGGCGGACATCGGCCACACATGGCGTGGCCTGGTGCGTGGCATCAGCATCTCGGCGTCCATGCCTGTCGTGCGCCAGACCATCAACGTGGAGCGCAACGCATGAGCACCGACATCTATCGCCGCCTCGCGGAACTGCTGCCCGCCGATCCCGTGCTCAGCGGGCATGTGCTGGCCGTGCATGCCGATGGCACGGCCACCGTGGGCTACCCCGGCGGGGCGCAGGCACGCGTGCGCGATCCCTTTGCATCCACTCAGGGCGCCGCTGTCTACGTGCAGGGCGGCGCCATCACCGGCCCGGCGCCTGATTTGGGGCCGGCCATCGTCATCGAGATCTGAAAGAGTTTTTTCAACCCAGGCCCGCTTTTCAAGCGGGCTTTTTTTCGTCCTCAAGAAGGGAAAAAAGATGATCACATTGCGACTACTGCAGTGCGCAGGAGCGACTCCGGTAAACGCCCAGCGTTGGCTGGAGCCGATTCGCCAAACATGCCGGGTGTACGGCATTGACACGCCTGCGCGTGTGGCTGCGTTCATTGCACAGACTGCACACGAATCCATGGGCTTTGCGGTGACAACGGAGCTGTGGGGGCCAACGCCGGCGCAGCTTCGTTACGAGGGGCGGGCTGACCTCGGGAATGTGCGGCCGGGCGACGGGCCGTTTTTCCGTGGGCATGGACTGATCCAGATCACGGGCCGCGCCAACCATGCGCGCGTGCGCGACAGGTTGCGCGAGCGCTTCGGGGCGGACGTTCCCGACTTCGAGGCGCAGCCGCAGCGTCTTGCCCAGGCGCCATGGGCCGCGCTGAGTGCTGGCGACTACTGGCACGACCGCAACATCAACCAGGCTGCGGATGCTGGCGACTTCAAGGCTGTCACGCGAAAGATCAACGGCGGGCTGACGGGGTACGTAGACCGTCTCCAGCGCTTTCAAGCCGTTGCGGCAGAACTGGAGGTGTAGGCCATGGAAGTCACGTTTCTCAATGACCCGCACGTGATCACGGTGGGCAATGGCGACGTGTGGCGGCTGGCTGCACCGTTCGAGGTCGAGATCCAGGAGGATGGCGGCTGCACGCACCGGGTGACGGTGCCGGAAGGCACAGAGACAGACTTGGCCAGCGTGCCGCGCTTGCCGGGCGCATACCTGCTGTTTGCAAACCGAGGGCGCCGCGCTGCCGTCCTGCACGACTACCTCTATGAGACGCGCTGCCCCCGGCGCTGGGCAGATGCTGTGTTTCGCTCAGCGCTGCGCACGGAAGGGGTCGGCGTGTTCTCACGCTTCTTCATGTGGCTCGGAGTGCGGATTGGTGGTGGTGTGGTGTATGCAGCGTACTGA